GATTCACCATCATCGTCGAAATCTTCTTCATCCTCATCCTCTTCTTCATCATCGTAGTCCTCTTCCTCTTCTTCTTCTTTAGGCTTTTGCTTTTTAAGCTTAGCTGCCCCGAAGGGACTGCCACAACTAGAACAAAAGTTGGGCTTTGCAAAATTGTATTCGTGCTTTTTTCCGCACTCAGAACAGTAAATAACGCTCATAATTAATAATGAGTTTTTTTACCACTTTTTCAATATAAAAAAAGGCACGAAAAGGCAGGGAATACACGTATATTTCCTGCATTTCGCTGCGAGCGTTGTGTGTAACCCTGTTATAATTATTTACACATGAAAGTCGCTCTCTTCTAACTTTTTCACGATGAATTTCAAGATTTCACTGCGAACAATGTCTTCTTTAGTGAACACGAATGTTTGAATTCCTTTTTGCTTGCTTTCTTCATCATTAAAGGTATTGAGCAAAGGCATAAAGCCTGTCTTGAGCTTGCCAATATCACTCTGCATAGCATCGCCGCAGATGATAATCTTTGAACCTTCTCCAATCCTTGTAATCAAAGTAATAAGTTCTTTCGCGGAAAAGTTCTGAGCTTCATCGGCGACAATGATTTTGTTCGTCCAGCTTGCTCCACGCAAAAAGTTAATTGGTGCGGCACTTATTCTTCCTGTTGATTTAAGATGCGCCACATCTTGCGGCAAAACAATCTCCTCCAACTTATCGTAGAGAGGCATCAAGAACGGATCGAACTTCTCTGCAATATCTCCAGGCAAGCTACCAAGCCCTTTATCAGCACTTTCAATGATGCTGCGAATATAAATCAGTTGTTTTTCAGAATCTTCTGACATCATTTCGACTGCTCCGTAGAGTGCCATATATGTTTTAGAAGTTCCCGCAGCTCCAGATATAAAAATGATTTTATTTTCGGGGTCTAGTATCATCCCAAGCAGTTGAACCTGTTTTGGGGTGAATCTGAAATTCTTTTTCTTTGTTTTAATTTTGCTGGTTTGATTCAATTGAATCTCAACCGAGTCCGACTGACTAAATCGTTTTTTAGGCATTTGTATAGTTTACACCCATTTATAGCAATGGTTCGTCAATAGTTACATCTGCGATGAAAATATTTGGTGGCGAAGAAGATAGATTTTGGGCATTTAATCTGCCGCGAGAAGAAGTTGATAGCGTTCCTGATGGCAAAACGTATTCACCCGATTCATTTTTTAAATCAACAGAAAAAGAAGACAATGCCCCAGACTCATTAATAAATGTTTTTATGTTGGTTGCTTTGATTTGTAGTTGCTTTGATGCTTCATCCAAAAAGACATTGTAAGCGTTGCGCTTAGAAATCGCATAGGAATAGGTTCTTTTTAAATCAAGAGAAAAAGAAATACTAGAGTGAACGTCAGAAGAATAATTATCTGCCCCCGAAAGTACTGCGAAATGACCATACGCAAATTTGCTGGTCATGTTTGTTTCACCTGTACTTAGCCCCGAAAGCATTGTTAAACCTGTAGGTGGATTCGTGCATGTAAAAGATGTAGACATCGTTGCAGCTTGAAATGGCACTATGTCCACAGACAAACTGTCAAGGTAACATCCACTGAATGTTCGACCCCCGATTGTTATGTCAGTGCTGCCTGTTCCTGTAAGGTTAGCGAAAACGCCTGATCCGAAATTGTATGAATCAGCAGAAGAAACATTATTGGCAAACTTATTGCACAGCGGAAACGCGATAGTTATTTTCGTGTCTGTGCTGCCACCAACTCTCATATCTGGAAAAGTATTCGCGGCAAGAGTTCTATATGCATTTGTTTTCGCGGAATGAGAGATAGATACACTGTTTGCGGGTGCAATGTATTTCTTACCTGCCGAATCGTTTCGGGGCATAGAGACTGGAATATTTTCGTAGCGTATAACGGACATCATAGTGTATTACACCTTTTATTTGATTACAAAAGGTTTTATAAAATGGGGGGCGTGGATTTTTTTTGGGTTTTTTTAGGTTATTCTTAGAAAGCGACTCGCGATTTTGACAAAAGGGGTGGGGGGTCTGGTGCGGAGCAGCACATAACATCGTCTGGCGCTCTGGGTGGAGAGTCATGTTGGTGGGAGTTTGGGAGACTGAGAATAGTATCCCCCCCGCTCTTTTCTAACAGAACTGTCGCGCACTTTTTGAGAAATAGGGGGGGTCTTGTCAAGTTTTTTCTTCACGCATGACACAAAAGTTTTTTTCACAAAATACAAAAAAGTTCTTGCGTTTCTACGCGTTTCGCGTTACACTTTCCCCGTCATGAATAAGTTACTTCAATTCTCCGCATCCACCGTTTCCGACTTGTCTTTCGTTTCCATCGCTGATCGTGTGGATGATAATTGGGCAGACTGGGAAGTCGAGTTTACTGCCAATGAAAAATCTTATGTTGGTTTTCTTGGTGCTTGCCCTTTTCACCCCAAGCACCTGCACGATGATGACATCATCGAAGCCGAGGAACTGGCATAAGTTCCAATACTCCCCCCAAAAAAACAAAAGAAAATTGTTGACTAACGCGCAAAAAAACCTTATACTTTCCCCGTCATGAAAAGCTTCTTTTACATCTACAACGCAGAAAACAAATTGATCGACATGCTCGCTGAAAATTTCATCGGACGCAACGCCGCAGAATTGGAAAAGCTAGCGTATGAAATCGCCGCAAAACACAATGGCACAGTGAAAATTGTTAGAAAATAAATTGAAAAAAAACAAAAGAAACTTGTTGACTTTATCGCAAAAAACCGTTACACTTTCCCCGTCATGAAAACTTCTTCACTTACTCCCGCTTACTTCGCCGCCGTTCACGCAAAACTTGTTAGCCTTCTAACAAAAGGAACAAAAACAAACTACGGAATTTTTTCGCATTGGGATAAAGACAACTTCGCAATCTTTGAAAAAGGTTGGGTTGGCTATCAGTCTTTGCACTTCATCCAACTGCGATAAGCTAACGAAAAAAACTGTTAGGCTAACAGAAAAAAACTGTTAGTCTAACGAAAAAAAACTTGACAACATCGCACAATAACAATCGTCATAAGTTGTTGATACTCAACGACTTACATCGACGCGACCCCTTCGGGGTCGTTTTGGCGTAAGTCGTTGACGCTCAACGGTTTACGCATACGCTGTGCTATACTATGCACGAAAAAACATTTTCTGTTAGAGTTTTGTCAAGAAAAAAATGCACTTTCGCAAAAATAAAAAAGAAAAATAAAACAAAAAAAACATTGACGTTTTCAGCTTTTTCGGTTACTCTTTCCCCGTCATGAAATACTTCATTCTTACTCTTGCCTTTTCAATCACCTCGCTCGCCTTATGTGTTTTCTTTATCGCTTGGGGTGCGCAAGCTGTCACTACAGAAGAACATGCAACTGCCATCATTGGCTTTTTGGCTTCTGTGGCTTGGTTCATCCGCATTTCTCATACTGTGCAAAATATGAGATAATCAAAAAAAATAATTGACAACTCCCCCCGAAAACTCCACACTTTCCCCGCTATGAAAAAATCAATCACTGCCAATAAACGCACCTACACTTGGGATGCAAATAACAATGCTTACCTTGGAATAGAAACTACTTGTGGGTGTTATGGTGCTGCCTTACTTGATAATGGGCAATGGTCACCAGCTTTTTATGGCGATCTAGACCTTGAAGTTTGGGATGATGAATCCTATGACACTCCAGAAGAAGCTTGTGAACGCTCACACGACATCTACACTTGATAGGCTTTACTGAAAAAAAATCAAAAAAATAATTGACAAACTCTCAAAAATAAACTATCTTTTCCTCGTTATGTTCTTCGACTACAATACACCAACTGAAAAACTCGTTTCCGCCCTCGTCAATAAAACCGTTCGCTACTTTGCGGAAAAGTCTAGCGTGAAAGCCGATGGCGTTCGCGTTCTGAAAATTGAAGCGGTTGAAAATGTCGCCATTGCTAAAAATGGCAAGCGTTATGTCACCGTCAAAGCGTTTGACGTTGACGGCAACGGCGAAAGTAAATACCGCAACTTGCATCTTGCGGGAATTGACCTTGTCGTCTAACATCTAACAGATCGGGAGTCAGTCGCAAGGCTGGCTCCCTTGTCAAGAAAAAAATAAAAAAATACAATCGTCATAAGTCGTTGATAATGAACGAGTTACATCGACGCGACCCCTACGGGGTCGTTTTGGCGTAAGTCGTTGACGCTCAACGGTTTACGAAGGCACAGCGTGTTAAAAACCTTTTTTCGTTAGATGCTTGTCAAGAAAAAAAACGCTTTATGACAAAACTTTTTTTTGCATAAAATAGAAAAAAGTTGTTGCGTTTTTATGTGTTTTGGAGTATAATTTCCCCGTCATGTTTAACCATCCATTCCTTACCACTACCGCCGAATACGAAGAATATGTTGCCGCTTGCGAAGCGTTCGCAGACGCTGCCGACCAACTGCCTGATCCTCCAGCCGAAATCTTGATCGGTGAAGAGCCTCTCGATGACTCTCACCTCGATGGCGATTGGGAAGATGAGTATGAGGGCGGCGAGGATAGCTACCTCGATACCTATTGGGAAGACCAGTCAGAATACGGCATGGACGGGTGCTGTGGAGACTTCTAACAGCTCCTTCCCTACGCCTCGAATCGTCATAAGTTGTTGATACTCAACGACTTACGTCGAGGCGACCCCGTAGGGGTCGTTTTGCTGTAACTCGTTGACGCTCAACGGTTTACGAAGGCTGTTAGAGTCTAACAAATAAAAAAACGTTTTCTGTTAGACTTTTGTCAACAAAAAAATGCGCCATGACACAAAAAAAAATAAATAAAAAATAGAAAAAAATACTTGCGCGTTAGCTCTCGAAATGCTACTTTTTCCCCGTCATGAAATTCCTTGTTGTTTTTACCCTTGCCGTTTTTATTCTTTTCGTCGCCGCGCTTTCCATTGTCATGGGTGCGCAATCTTGCGAGACGCATGTTCACGTTGGATGCATTGCTTGCTTTGTCGGCTCAATGGGCTTGCTTGTTATGCTTGGCGAAACTTTGAAAGCACAATAAAAAACATTTGACAAAATCTCTCAATCTGCTAACTTTTCCTCGTCATGAAATTACTTACTACCGCAAACGCAAAAATCCGCAAAGGTGAAAAAATCGGCTTCAAAACTTTTGGCATTCACCTTGCCCCCGCTTCACTCTCTGGCTTTAACGTCTGTAAAGATGCTTCTGCTGGCTGTGCCGCTTCCTGCTTAAATACCGCTGGCATGGGCGTATTCTCTAACGTGCAACGCGCACGAATCGAAAAAACTCGTTTGTTCTTTAAGGACAAAGCTGTTTTCTTGTCGCAACTAATCAAAGAAATTACTGCCGCCGTTAAATCTGCCGAAAAACAAAATCTAACCGCTGTTTTTCGTCTCAATCTTACCAGTGATTTACCTTGGGAGAAAATCAAACTCAACGGCAAAAGTGTTTTTGACTTGTTCCCGCAAGTTACTTTCTATGATTACACGAAGTCACCCGAAAGAATGACCGCTTTTCTTGCTGGTGAAATGCCGAAAAATTATCATCTAACTTTTTCCAAGTCTGAGACTAACGGCGCAATCGCTGAATCAATTTTGAAGTCTGGCGGCAATGTCGCAATGGTTTTCAGAAAGTCACTTCCCGCAAAATGGTTAGGCGCGGAAGTAGTAAATGGCGATGAAACGGATTTACGTTTTCTTGACGGCGCGGGAAAAATTGTTGGGCTTGTCGAAAAAGGCAAGGCGAAAAAAGACGAAAGCGGTTTCGTGATCGAACACTAACATCTAACAGAAAAATGATTTTTCTCTTGATTGTTGCGGTGCTGTTGTTCCTGATAGCAGATAGAAAATAAATAAAAAAAAAGCTTGACAACTCCCCCCACCTTGTCATCGTCATAAGTCGTTGAAACTCAACGAGTTACATCGACGCGACCCCTTCGGGGTCGTTTTGGCGTAAGTCGTTGACGCTCAACGGTTTACGAAGACGCGCTATGCAAAAAAGCGGTTTTCGTTAGAAGATTGTCAAGAAAAAATACGCCATATCGCAAAATAAAAATAAAAAAAGCTCTTGCCTTGATACGCTTTCCAGTGTATTCTTTCCCTACCAAAAAATAACTTTATGACTGCTCAGCCCAACCTCAAGCCTCACTACAAAGCAATTCCCCTCGATACCACTAACAAAACAACACAAAGATTTGAGGACAAATACTTTGCGAAAGTAGAGTTTACACTTGACTATGGTTATGGTCAAATCAAAACCTACACCGTAGGCGATGAAATCATGGGCATTGCAACAAAAGATGGTCTTGCTCAATACTGCAACCATGGCGCAGTTGTCGAGCATTTCATCCCTTGGGAAAACATCACCACAAAAACATTCTGCACCGTGCGCGAATACATCACAACAGTTTTCGAAGTTGTCGTAGGATAAATCAAAAAAATGTTGACTATTCGCACAAAATAAACTATTCTTTCCCCGCCATGACACACATCATACGCCGCATCTATACCACTTACTACTATTCTTCTAATTGTCAAATCTTGACATCAAAAAACAGATTGATTGCCCCGAAAATCACTTTTTTTGTTGACACCGAGGCGAACTGCATTTCTGTTAGTCGCAAAGAAGCTGCCTATACTCTCAGGAAGTTCCGCAAGATTCGCGCAAGAAAAAACGAAAAAGCGTAAAAAACTTGTTGACAATCGCCTCCGTGTAGCATCGTCATAAGTTGTTGATACTCAACGACTTACGTCGAGGCGACCCCGAAGGGGTCATTTTGCTGTAAGTCGTTGACGCTCAACACTTTACGAAGACGCACTATGCGAAAAAGCCGTTTTCGTTAGACGCTTGTCAAGAAAAAAAACACATTATGACCAAACTTTTTTTCGAAAATAAAACAAAAAAAATGTTGACGGATGCCAAAAAAAAGACTATTCTTTCCCCGCCTACTAACAACACCACATATATGAAATACGCAACTGAATCTCTCTTTGATGCCTTAGCCGCCCTCCTTGCAATCGTTATCGGCGTATGCCTTTCAATGGTTGGTATCACAATCGTCATTGCAATCACCGATGGCGTTAAAGCAATCACTGACTGGATCAAATAATCTAACAAAAAAAACAACATCACCACAATGAAAAATGCAATCCTCATCTTATCATCCGCAGCCGTTACTCTCTCGCCTACTTTCAGCCTTTGCGCTTTCACCATCTATGGCGGAAAAAACCAACTGTTTGATTGTGTTTGTTTCCTTGTTTTTGGCGCAACTTGCTATACTCTTGCACGTTTGCAAACTTCTGCTAAAAACAGCAAAAAATAAGTTGACAAACCCTCCCAAAACCCTTAAACTTTCCCCGCCTACTAACAAACCAAATACTATGCAAAACGCACCTACTAAAGAAGAAATCACCGCCCTCATCGACGCAACAAAAGGAAAATTCTTTTCTCTAACTTTCGTCAAGAAAGATGGCACAATCCGCACCATTAACGCAAAAGATCGTTTCACTGGTCTAATCAAAGGGACTGGTTCACCTGCTACTGACGCGCTTCGCCAAGGCGGTTACATGTTCGCCGTGGACAGAAACAGAAATTCTTACTTCTGCTTCAAACCCGAAAAAGTCCTTGCCCTGAAATGCGGCAAGATCGACAAAGAATTTTCAATCGTGGTGGATTGATGCATGGCAGAGGGGGGCGGTTATGGTTAGCCGCTCCCCTCAAAAAAATGCAAAAAAAAGACAAAAAACTTGTTGACTATCCCGCAAAAACATTCTATTCTTTCCCCGCCATGATCGAAGAAATCGAAATCGTCATTTACTGTGGCTCAGAAGTTGAGCTAGTCGAAGTTGTCAATACTCCAGTTGGAAATCGCGCCCTCATCCGCTTTGAGGATGGGCGTGAGGATGAAGTTCCGTTAGGCACTCTGGAGTTCGTCTAACAGAAAACACACAGCCAGCCCTTCGGGGCTGGCTCAACACTCTAACAAATCGTCGTAAGTTGTTGACGCTCAACGAGTTACATCGACGCGACCCCTTCGGGGTCGTTTTGTCGTAAGTCGTTGACGCTCAACGGTTTATGACTTGAGCGAATGGCTCGACTTGTCAAGTTTTTTTTGCACGTATGACAAACTTTTTTTCGGAAAATAATCAAAGAAAATACTTGCGCTGATTGGTTTTTTCTGTTACTCTTTTCGCACACCACATGGACGCAAGACAACACATCATCGCAGAAGGCATTGCCGAACAAGTTCAAATTTTCGGCATGGAGCAACAAGACCGCCAATGGATTTTGACAGGCTGGGACACTTGGGAGCGCAACCCGTTTTATCGCGGGGAAGAACAACAACACCCCGAAGATAATAGCACTCATGAGGAATGGTTGGAGCATCAAGCGTATCTCGCATCGTTGAAAGCAAAAACCTGGGCTGGAGCTATCGCGCAACACGCAAAAGGTGATGATGATTGCCCTTTTTAATCAAAAAAAAATATCTTGACAATCCCCCCAAAACAACTAACATTTTCTTGCCATGCCAAATCAAACTATTGAAGTTCCCGTTCACCTACTCACAAGCATTTACGAAATCTTGTCTTCTCTTGACTATGAGATCAGTGACGCTGATGAACCAAAATCTTTTTTCTTCGGTAAATTGAATGAAGATAGCTTCTTTTACGATAAAAACAAATTGGAAGAAATACTTAAAAACAGAAAATAAATCTTGACAATCCCCCCAAAACAACTAACATATCCCCGCCATGACTAACAATCGCAAACGCTGCATAACGATAATGAATAACATCTGCCTCAGAATGTCGGGCAGCTTGTCTCTCGCTGACTTGCCCGACTTGCCCTGTGTGATGAACGCTCTCGATGAAATGGAAGAACTCATCGAGCGATGGGGGGACGGCTTACACCTTTCCGAATTGCAAAACATCGCGCAAGATGCAGTTGTGGAACTGTTAGAAGAAGAAGGCTTCGAAGTCTAACAATTTTCTGGTGGCATTGGCAAAACGGGGAGCGGTTTATGGTTTAACCGCTCCCCAAAATTGTCAAAAAAAAGTCTTGACATTGCAGCGCGAAGACAATCGTCGTAAGTCGTTGATAATGAACGAGTTACACCGCCGCGACCCCGTAGGGGTCGTTTTGCCGTAAGTCGTTGATACTCAACAGTTTACGCATCCTGCTTAAAATCTGTTAGATTCCCCCTCTCCTACCCCTAAGGTTATTTGAAGGTTATTTATTTGCTATTTATTTGCTATTTATTTGCTATTTATTCGCAAAAAGTTGTTGACAAATAGCCGCAGAAAGTGTATTTTTCTCTTGCCATGTTACCACTCAATCAAATCGTTAGAATCTACTTCAACCTCCACAAGAAAAAGTTGTCTGTCCAGACAAAAGTGAATGGACGTTGGAAAGTTGTCGCTCATGTCGAAGGTGCTTATGTTAGAAATGCGCAGTTCAAAGTGTCAGAAGCTGGTCGTCAGCGTGTTCTTAAACAGAAAAAGAAGAATGTTCACGCATTCATCATTGGCACGTTAGTTTCTGGCATTCAATCTAATAAGTTTTTTCTTTCTGTTAGATATAACCCGTATGAGGTCGATCAGTTTCAGTGCCAAGGTTCTAACATCTTTCGCGCAGAAGAAGTGCTATTGCATGGCAGACAAGTTTTTGCTGCTTTTTGATTAAAAATATGTTGACACTTCCCCAAAAAACACTAATCTATTGCCGCCATGAAAATTCACTTTGTTAAAAAAAGAGTTCATTTGTTAGAATATCCACTTTTCGCTTTGCAGGGTCTCTGCACTGTTTTGGATGGTTTGATTATGTTTTGTTCTATGGGTTTTTTGATTCCCTCTTTTGCTCTTACTGCTTGCAAAATAAGAACTGAATTTAATTTAAAACAATTAAAAAAAAAGATTGACACCACCACCCAAAAACCTTAAACTTTCGCCGCCATGTTTGCCACCACTTCCGAAATCGAACAATACATCCGCATGACTCTAAAGCAATGGAGCATGTCTCATCTCAAAATTCAATGGATGAACTCTGAACGTCATCTTGGTCTTGCTTATGTTGCTGAAGGTAAAATCAAACTAAGCAAACGCATTCTCTGCTCTTTCAAAACTTTCGACGAAGTGTTGAAGCATGAGATTGCTCATCACATTCAGTGGAAGCGCAACGGCAATCGTTTTCTTCTTACTAAGAATGGTCGCCGTAGTTTCCACGGAAAAGACTTCGCTGCCGTGTGTAAAGAAATGGGAATACCCGCTCGCACTCACATTCCAATCATCTACCAAGCTATAGCATGAAACGCCACAAAAAACAACTCGCGCAAAATTCTCTTGACATGCGCAACCTAAGCCGTCATCCTATGCCTCCCCCTTGCTTTGCCCTCAAGGATCGCAAAAAAGAATCTAACAAAAAAGAATGTCGTGGCTTCATCAAGTAAATCAAAAGGTTCTGTTAGAACTGTCGAATGGTGGAAACATCTACGCGATAGAAAACGCGCACAAAATAAACTTGTTAGGCGCGATGGCAAGAAGCAGATAGCAGAACAAAAGAAATAATTTTCTCTCGCTAGAAGGACAAGGGGCTTCATGCCCCGACTGATTACAGCTTACTTCTAGTGGGGGATTTTTTCAAGCGTCATAAGTTGTTGAGTATCAACGAGTTACGCCGATGCGACCCCGAAGGGGTCGTTTTGCTGTAAGTCGTTGACGCTTAACGGTTTACGAAGATTACTGCTGTAAGTAAAAATCTGTTAGAGGTTTTTCGTTAGAGAGTGTCAAGAACTTTTTTCGCGCAATCGCACAAAAATAATTGTGAAAAAAAAGAAAAAACATATTGACAATTCCGTCCGAAATGCTACACTTTCCTCGTCGCCAATGACTGGCACACTTCAAAACTAACTAACTACTACTACCATTATGGCACTCATCATCGCAAAAAACAAAGTCAACTTCGAGCAACTCATCGGCGTGGAAACCCCACCTGCTACTGAGTCACACACCCCGATTCCTCACGACCTGCTTGTCACACTCACCCGTAAGGCAATCGAGAACGCTGGTCTTACTGTCTTGGAAGAGGAACACGCTTTGCACCGTGGCGGCTTGCGCTACTTCGGCGGCTTTGCACTCACTGGCAAGGGCATTTCTGGCGATGATCGCCAAGTGGTGCTTGGCTTGCGCAACTCTCACGACAAGGCTTTTGCTGCCGCTGTCTGCATCGGCAATCGCATGATGGTTTGCGAGAATCTTTGCTTCGCTTCTGATGTGAAGCTCGCTCGCCGCCACACCCTCAACATTCTAACCGATTTGCCTCGCGTGCTTGGCGATGCCGTGGGGCGCGTTGTGTCTCATTGGAACGATATGGGCTTGCGCATTGATCGCTATAAAACCACGGAAATCAGTGACGCGCAAGCGGCTGATCTGATGGTGACGCTTGTTGATTCCAAAGCGTTCCCCGCTCGCGACATTTACGCCGCGATTGAAGAGTTCCGCAATCCGCGCCATGAAGAGTTCAAGGGACGCACTCTCTGGAGTCTTTACAATTCCATCACAGAGAACCTGAAAGGGGGAGACTTGAGCAAGCTGCCTTTCCGCACGATGACCACTCAAAGCATCTTTGACCGTGTGGCGAGTCACGCCCCTGTCATCGAGGTGCAAGAGATTGTCACCAAGGGATGCGAGGACGCACCCGAACCTGATGGCACTGACTATCGCGCATAAGCGAAAAAAAGACTTGACAACCCCCGCGCAAGCGGGGTTGTCATAAGTCGTTGAAGCTCAACGAGTTACATCGACGCGACCCCTTCGGGGTCGTTTTGGCGTAAGTCGTTGACGCTCAACGGTTTACGACTTGAGCGATTGCCTGAGATTGTCAAGGTTTATTTTTTTTATTTTTTAATCAAATAAATGTTGACACTCTGCCGCAAAATGATATTCTTTGCCCGTCACGAAATCACTAACAACTAACTAATCAATACTATGGGACTCGATCAATTCGCATACACTACAAAAGGAAAAAACAAAGAAGAAATCGCCTACTGGCGCAAGCATAACGCGCTGCATGGCTGGATGGAAAACCTGTGGGAAAAACAAGGTTGCCCCAAGAAGCATGATGAAGATGGCTCCTTCAACTGCATTCCGCTGGAACTCAATATGGAAAATCTTGACAAACTGGAGCAAGACATTCTTGGTAGCAGTTTGCCAGAAACACAAGGTTTCTTTTTTGGTGCTGATTCTCGCGATGATGACCACTACAAGCAAAAAACCCTGGAGTTTATCGCAACGGCTCGCCAAGCTATCAAGGACGGCAAGAAAGTTTTTTACGATTCTTGGTGGTAAATTCTTGACAACTCCCCCCGAAACAACTAACTTTTCTCCGCATGAAATTACTAACTACTTCAAATAGCAAAATCAAAAAAGGGGAAGCTCAAGGCTTCCAGACGTTCGGCGTTCACCTCGCGCCTAGCACAAAATCGGGCTACAACACCTGCCAGCATTCAAGCGTTGGCTGTGAGGCTGCTTGTCTTGACACTTCGGGACATGGAATCTTCGCAACTGTTCAAGCTGCCCGTATCGCCAAAACAAAATTCTTCTTTCAAGATAAGGCTTTGTTCATGGCGCAACTTGTGAAAGAGATAGCTGCCGCAATCAAATCGGCGCAAAAGAAAAATCTTGTTCCTTGTTTCCGCTTGAACCTTACAAGCGATCTTCCTTGGGAAAAAATTAAACTGAACGGCAAAACTGTTTTTGATTTGTTTCCTCAAGTGACCTTCTACGACTATACCAAGTCAGCGCAACGAATGAGTGCTTTCTTGACTGGTGAATTTCCATCGAACTATCAGTTGACGTTCTCCCGTTCTGAGTCTAACGAAAAATTGGTTGACGCTATTCTTGCCAGTGGTGGAAATGTTGCCGTGGTTTTCCGTGGCTCGCTTCCTGAGAATTGGAAAGGGTATCGTGTCGTTAGCGGTGACGAAAGTGACCTGCGCTTTCTTGACCCTCAAAACGTCATTGTCGGGCTTGTCGAAAAAGGCAAAGCGAAAAAAGATTCTTCGGGCTTTGTGATTGAACCTGCATGACCATAGGACAAATTTTGTTTCTTGCGTTCCTGCTTTTTATTCTAGCATTGAGCGCATAATACTTGACAACTCCCCCCAAATCAACTAACTTTTCTTTCTATGAGAATTACTATTGATATTCCTCGCGATGATCTGGATGAAGTGGCTGTTGCTCGCATCATGGATGAAATCGGACAATCCATGTATACCATGGAAAACTTTGTGGAGTTACAAGACGGCTCTTTTTCGTTAGAAACATCTTACGGAAAAATCTATCTCACTCCCGAAAATAACCTTGACAACTCCCCCCGAAACAACTAACTTTTCCCTGTTATGACAGACCTTAACGACCCGAAAAATGCCGCCCTATATCTCCGCGCTGCGGGACACTTTCTTTCACAAGTTCCCGATCTAACAGCTGACCAACTCTGCTGTGCCTTGGTTGACGAGGACGACGAGAACCGCCCCCGCATTATGCTGTGGGATGCGATTGAAAGACTCGCTCAATCATGCGGCGATGATCCGTATGCATACACGGAAGAACTCATCTCGATATTGGCTGAAGATATGCTAGACCTTTCTAACGGTAAGTGATACATGGTATGCCCTACCCCTTGGCGGGGGTAGGGTTAATCATCGTCGTAAGTTGTTGATACTCAACGACTTACACCCACGCGACCCCTACGGGGTCGTTTCGCCGTAAGTTGTTGAAACTCAACGGTTTACGACTGCTCGTCATAAGTTGTTGATAATGAACGACTTACACGGAGAAGACCCCGTAGGGGTCATTTTGCTGTAACTCGTTGACGCTCAACGGTTTATGCATATCACTTTTGACCATCATTTCCCCCTATCGCTTATTTAGGCGCACTCATTCCTTATTTGGCATTATTTGATTAGATCGGGGGCATAATTGAAAAGCGCACCAGTTTCCCAGTGCGCTTATTTGTTATTTGCTTATTTGGCGTTTGGCATTTACGCCTTGGATTCTTCTTCCTCCTTCTCTTCTTCTTCCTCTTCGTCCTCTTCGTCCCAGCCTACAGCTTCAGTAGCCTCTTCGGTGCTGTAGTCCATGTATTGGACAAGAAATTCGTGGAGCTGCTCTTGTGTTTCATTGCTATCTAACTCGGGGTAGATGAAACCTTCGGAGATGTCTTCCACTCCCCAGAACCAACATCCTGGCTCATAGTAAGCAAGAAGAAAAGACGCACCAGTCAACTCGCTCAGTGCGCGAATCGCTTCCGATGGTGGCGACCATGCTGTATCGAAAATACATTCGTCATTCTCTAAAAGAGAAGCGGCGGTTTCTTTTGCTTCGGTTTCATCCAAGTCCCACTTAGTTCCCCAAGCATCAGTTTGGGCGGCGATAGTAGAACAACCATCTCCGTAATTCTCAGGACGCTCTGGTTTTACGATAGCCTCAAAAGACAAGCCGTGTTCCTTGAGGAACTCTTCGAGCTTTGGAGTGGAGTTTGTTATGGTTAGTTTGTTGTGAGTCCAATTAGGCATAGTATTAGTAGTTTAGTAGTTGTTTCGGGGGGCGCGAGAAATGTAGCTGTTTCGGGGCAATTTGTCAAGAACTTAATTTAATCCTTGGTATTTTTTCCAGAGTGCATCATCGACCTGCTTGGTGAGCCAGCTGCGCTGTTGGAAAATCTGTGCGCCGTAGGTAGGCTGGCGGCGATTGAATAGGCGGCAAAAGAATTGTTTTATTTGTTTCATTTTGTTTTGGTGTTAGAATTATGCTTCGATTGGTTCCAGTAGGTCAACGACCCCAAGAGTATATTTGATTTGAAAGGTTTGCTTTTCGCTATCGTATGAGACTGGCTCGTATTCGAGAATCTCTGTATTATCAAAGACTTCCTCTGTTACGTTATCGAAAAAATTTCGCAGAATGTTTCCGTAATTTGTTTCGTTCCACGGCACATCTAAGATTAGGGTTGCGACCGTTGGTTCTGTGATGCTGCGATTTTCTAGTAGTTGTTCTGATGTAATCATAAGGTGAGAAGGGATTGTTGTTTATTTTGTGGGTTGTGTCAAGTTAATTTTTATTACTTGGGGGCTTTAATCACTTGTTCACCTCTCTGCTTAAAAGGTCTGCTCCGAGGATCGCCTTCATCAATAAATACAAAATGGTTTGTTATTTTAACAATTTTGTTCGTCGCAAATTCTCTATATTTGCCTACATAGTAAATCACTAGGTCTCCAACTTGCAATTCTTGTCCAAGGTAGTCTTTCATATCGGGCGCAAAAGTAATAGATTTTAGGGATTGTGTCAAGTTATTTGTCGGCATAGTTTGTCAAAAGAAACTCAGCTTGCTGCTGCCCTTTTTCAGACAAACCTGTCTCTGTAAAGTTCAAACAGCTATCGTGCCAGTATTGAAGCTCCTGCCAAAAACCAACATCATGCCCCCGATACTCTGGCAACAAATGAGAGTCGAGATTGTCGATTTGATTCGCTTGGATCTCTGCAAAGATAGCGTCTTTTTGCATACCGCCAAAGCAAATTTTCTTTCCTTCGATTAAGCAGCGACCAACGGCACATTTGCGACCGTCTTCCATAAGGTATCTGCAACTGCCTTCTGCGTTAGTTGCTCTGCGAGAAGGATCGGCGGCATAGTATTCAAAAGCTTCTTTAAGAATTTCTTTTTTTGTTTTCTGCGTGACGAGGAAGTTTTCGAACACGTTTCCGAATTCTGATCTGAGGTCAAACTGCAACGCCCTGCTAAAAGCATAATAAAGTTCTTTCGTCTCGGGTGTGACGTATTGAAGGAGTTCACAGGCTACGGTGTCGAGTGAGCTTTCGTAGTTGCCGATTTCTTGTATTGTTTCTTGTGAGTGCATAGTAGTAATTGGGTGCGGGAGAAATGTAGCAAATCGCGGCAGTTTGTCAACATTTATTTTGATTAAAAAATGGTGCTTCCGACAGGATTCGAACCTGTAACCACTGACTTAGAAGGTCAATGCTCTATCCAATTGAGCTACGGAAGCTTTTGTTTGATTTGGTGCGCCTGATAGGGATTGAACCTATGACCAAAGGTTTATGAGACCCCTGCTCTGACCACTGAGCTACAAGCGCTTTATTTGTTATTTCGCGAGTTACATTTCACAATTCACTTCCCACAGTTGGTCGAGTTCCATTCTATTGGGTTGGAGGTTCCATCGTGCCGAATAAATCTTTTCGTCTATTTGTGTGACGATGATATTATTTGATGGACTAGCGTTCGGACTTTTATTTAATGTCTCGCGAATGTATTCGGGAATATGTATTTCCATATTGTTTATTTGTCGAAAAAGAATTTGGTATTTGAGGGGACGGACACCACTCCGCCCCCTCGGTTACTAACTACACAGAAAGTTTTTCTAGGGCTTTGACACCAGCACCTGTGATTTCGCGTTTACCGTCGATACGCATCAGGTTTTTGCGGAGAAGGTGCATCTCAATGTCGCGTTGCAATGCGGTGCGAGAGAATCCAGTTGCAGCTGACAGCATAGCCAGAGTGCATGGACCTCGCTGTTTAAGCACAGAAAGAATTTGAATCTCTGAGTTTGACAAACCATCAGCAGTGATACCAAGCTTGTCGCACATATCTTTCCATTGACTGTCGCCGAACTGATAATTGTTTTTGCCCTCGCAGTAGAGACAGATTTGTTTTGCGCGTTTAACTGCGGATCGAGCATTGCCGCGAAGTGTTGGAACGATCTCATTCATAACGTCATCTTGAAACTCTACCCAATCAGCACGACTCTGGAGAATCTTTGCCATCTCATCATCAGAGTAGGGGCGAAAGTCAATCTCTTCGAAGCGATCTTTAAGAGGAGCGAAGATTTTGTCTGGTTCGGTTGTAGCGAACAGATAAGTTTGGCGGGAGAAGTCGAACTCCATCGAACTGCCGTCCCACTCGAAGTTCTTGCGGAAACCTTTCTCTACGTTGAACACAGTCAGGAACGCATTTTGTAAATCCTTTGGTAGCGCATGGCACTCGTCGAAGAGGATTGTAATGTCGTTGTTCATAATCACAGGAATGAAAATCTGTTCAAAGAACTGGCGATTGTTGCGAATGGTAGAACAGTTGAGTTCGAGCAGAGGCTTCTTGAGATTCTTTGCCATCTGGCGAGCGTATTCTGTCTTGCCCAAACCTCGCGCACCAGTAAGAAGAAGTGGAGGCACGATGCCGCCGTTCGCTGAGCCGTCGATGTAGAAGCCAAAGCTTTTTTTGATGTGGTCTTGTCCAATGAGTGTGTCAAACATAGTAGTGTAGTTGGTGTTGTTAGTGGGGGGGAGGAGTATGGTTTATTTTCGGGGTGATGTCAAGATGTTTTTGGAAATAATTTTCCGCCCAACTTCTCGGCAACCTCACATGCTGCTTCAAAAGAATAGAAATCACCGATGCATTCTAATCCTTCGTTTGGAATATGACCGTATAGGCACCAGCATATTGATGCGCTTTCTGAAATCTCTTCTCCTGCGGATAGCTGATCTGCATAATCGTCTAAAAAGATTTCAACGGTATGCACTTCCAAGGCATCGTAGCCAGTGTCATTAGATAGTGAGAAGTATGCTGATTGTGCTTTCATATTAGTCTTCAAATGTAGTGATAGAGAATTCGATTTTTTCTTCTGGTTCTGCTTCTGGTTCAACAGCACGAAAAGAAATTGTTGGTAGCGGAGCATTTACCGCTTCCTCAAATCCATTCTCGCGAAGCCACACCTTAGATACAGGAACAGTAGCGTTTGCTCCAATCAAATTTACCAGATCACACAAGCGCACTCTTACGAATGAATTTGATCCTGATGGTCTGCCTTTGCCTCGTTTTGTATTGTCTGAGTTCATGTCGCCGCGAAATTACCATACCAACTACCGATGTGTCAAGATCTTTTTTAAATATTTTTTAATCAGTAGGAATATTATTGAGGGCTTTATCTAAGTAGAAGGTTGTGGCACGGGGTTTCGGGGTGCTACTGATCGCCACACACTGTAGCACTTCGAATGTTACAGTCGGGCGCTGTTCCGCATACATCTCCGAAGCTTTAACCGCAGATTCTAAAGTGTTATGTCTGGAGAGGATTGAGATGTCCTTCAATCCGTTAGTGGGCTTCATCGTTACGTAATAGTATGGTTTCATTTGTTTATTTCGGGCAAAGAGGTTCGTAATTTATTTAGAAAAAAATCGTTCGTAATTGGAGGTGCGACAAAATGCCACACCCCCGTTTATTTCGGGCAATATCGTTCGTAATTTTAAATACTATTTAATGCCGCCGCCCCACTGCCGCGACTTGGGCAATCGCTTCTGCTGTAGCCAATGTTTACCTAGACCCAGTTCGTTCCGCGCCATAGCATAAAGTTTTCTATTCTTTCTGCGGCGAGCTTCCCACATGATTTCTTCTAGGCTCATTTTAACTCCTTCTTTATTTAGGAGAATATCGTTCGTAATTTCGTTTTCTGTTTCTTTCATATATTATTTCGGGTTAAATCGTTCGTAATTTGGGGCAATGTTTATTTGCCTTCTTGTGATTCATAAATCGGACCGTCGAAACTATACCCTTCAAGGTATGCCGCGAAAGTCGTATTGTCGCTATTGAATACGTAATCAAACAAAAAGTCTTCTACGTCTGGATCTATATCAATCTCCTCTAACAAGTTCGTGTATAGTTCGTCTTGTAGTTTAGAGAGGCTCCGAATGAATTTTTTTGTTTGTTCTATCTTCTCCTCGTTTATTTGGCTCATTTTCGTTCGTAATTTAGTTATTTATTTCGCCGTTTGTCGTTCGTAATTTAGTTTTTTTTGTTTTCTTCTTCTTGTTGCAAAGCTTCCATACGAGCGATGTGTCGATCCCAAACATTTGTTTTAGTTTGTTCTGGTTCTGGTTCTGGTTCTTTTTCTCCATATAGGGGAAAGAACTGCACAATAATATATGCCCAGTAGTCAGCGAAACTGCGACAAAATGTCACACCTGCTAGGATAATAGCTAGAACGATACTCAATACTGCTCCCAGCGGGAGCGCCACCAACAAAAACATAAGCGTTTTCTTCATAGGGGGAAAAGATATACCATATATAGTAGAGTGTCAAGAGAAAAATCAATATATTGTGGAAAAACGTTGATAAATCAAGGAAAATTGAATAAAAAAGAGTTTTAAATAGGAGAATCCATCCCCACCCTACCCTCTTTCCTCATATTGTTCCCACACGCTGTTTCTTTTGTTTCTTTCCCTATGTTTATCCTTATATATTCCTATATGTTATACTGTATAGAAAGTGGTAGGGAGAGTGGTAGGAAAAGTCGAAAAGCCATTGATACTCAATGGTTTCAGCGTTTTCGAGGTGCGTATTGCAGCCTCCTTATTTAAGCGAATGTCGTTCGTAATTTGGCTTCTCTTTCTCCTACGTTTTTACCATAGAAAAGTATGCTCAGAATATGCTGTGACAAAATGTCGCACTTGTTCAAACCACTGCGTCAAAATGTCCCATAAACAATAAAAACATACTGTTCAAACGCTTATTCATAATTAGCAAAGCATTTGTTTTAAGGCGTTTCGTTGTAAAATTATTTGAAATTACTCTTTGCCCCGAAAATAATGGTCATTTTGCCTCCCATCCTTTCGCTTGTAAGTATTCACGCACTTTGTTGCCATTGAGTTCGTGTTGTGTGGGATTCTCACCTAATTGATACTCTGCCCGAAAGAACATCCAGTTCATTTCGCATTCTAGGAACATAATCAAAGCGTCTCTTTGTTGAGTCATTGAGGCGAGTTCTTTCTCTAGCTTTTCGCTGTTTTGAGTTTCTTCTGCTAGCTCTCTCGCCAAATCAGCGATCATAGATGGCAGGTTTTCGCGGGTATGAGCTGGAATATAACCAACTGGCATTGCCGCCAAACAATCTTTGATTAAATCATTGGCGCGAAAAAGTTCATGTTCCATTTCTTCTGAAATGTCTCTTAGTTCTGTGAGTTCGCCAGTGTTAATCCAATAATCTACTCCAATGTCTGTTCTTGGCGTTTCGCTCATTGTTTTTTGTAATTTTTAATTATTTGTTCCGCTGCTCCAATTGAATTTTTTAGTAATGTGATTGATGATTTTGTACGCTCGATTTCTGATTCCAGAATGTTGGCGAGCATTTTGTTTTTTTTAGTTGTTCGCCCGAAATTGACATCGTGTTGTACCAGTAGTTCTTGTGAGCTTTCTAACCCCGACTCTAAACAATCAAGAATGTTTCTTAGGTCTTGCTCTGGGATGCTAATAGTTACAGGTTCGTAAAATGGGTAGTTCATAGTTTCTTTTTTTTTGTTTATTAGTCATTGTAGCTCCACTTTCCTAATGATTTTACGTAAGCTGTTGCCCACTGCTTGGCTGTCGCCCATGCTGGTTCGTTTGCTGTGTTTGTTGGGTCTTCTAATACTTCCAAGTATAGGAATTTTCTTAGCAGGTCTTTGCGAGGGTGCGCAAGCATAGCTTCGTGCATCGCGTTGAGACAATGCGTGTATCGTTTGATAAACTCATACTCGCGCCCATAGTTTGGCGATGGCTGATCCAGAGTGCCACAAAGCAGTTTGCCGTGCAACAGTCCCTGCTCAGTGCGTTTGCCACTTGATCCACAGCGGTAAATGTCCATGTAGCCTAATGATTCTGCAATTGCGGCGTTGATTTGTTGGTCAGTCATTTTGTTTTTATTATTTTTAATTGGCGAATTACTTCACATACTCCAAAAATGGAACTATTTTGCAAATACCAAGCACATGCTCTGCGAATTGCGCTTTGGCAAAAAACTTAGGAGCGTCGAAATCATCGTAAATAAAAACCACGCCTTGTTGATAACGTGTCACGACAATAGGATGTTTGGTTGCGATGTTGAATTGAATCAATGAATCTGCCAGTCGATAGATTGCATCGTCAGAAACTGGTTGCGCCGAAACAAATGCGAATCCATGATTGTCGCGGTATGTTGTTTTAATTTCTTCTGCTGTGATGTTTTTAATCATTGTATTTATGTGTTCGTGGGCTGACTATATCACAGAGTTGGATCGTGTGCAAGAAAATAATTGGGGTTTGATGTATTTTTTATCGTCCACGATCTTACTCTGCTTGGGGCGATGCCCATGTTTTTTGCCGTTTCTTTGTTGTTTGATACGTTATATTGACTGTCGGTGTAATGAACTATTCTCAGCGAGTTTTCGTGAGGTATATGCATAACACTATAATCGTATTTAATTGGAAGCAATTTACCAACGTGAACACTTTGTAGTCGAATGCGCAAATCAGCATCATCATAACCATAGCCCGAAAAATGTTCGTTATATCCGTTGATTGATGCTAGCACATCTCTTTGGACGTAGCACAATCCAGCCAAGTGTTGAAATATAGGAGCAGGAAGCTCTGGGTTGATATTCCAATTTCCTGCGTAAAATACTCCAGAATTCATTGGATGGTGTTTAAAAAAATTATAATACGGATTTAAAAAGTAATCGGTGTCTAATTTCAATACGTATTCCAAACTCGCATTATCTATCGCCAAGTTGAATGCCTGTGATATATTAAATTGCTTTTGACCTTCTACTCTTATTACTTTGATTCGTGAATCTAGTTTCGTTAAATAGTCTAAAGGCTGGTCGCTGCTCCAATCAACAACGACAATCTCTCCAATTTCTGGAAAATGTAACCAAGACATAATATTAACTCGCAAAATATCATTGCGGTTCATGCAAGCGCAAACAACGCTGACTTTATTCGTAACATCGTCTGGTTCGCCAACAAATTGACCTAATAGAAATTTGCTGTAAAATCTATCGCTGTAATCATCCAGTGCCTCGACTAACGTGTGCTGTGGTAATTTAGCCAAGTCATCACTATAATCGTGACCGTTGTAATCTGTAACCAAAAAACCTATTAAAAGAATTTTTTTGTATTTGTATTTGTGTTGACTAACGCTCTCGCAATCTTTTTCAAAAGATGCTGTATTGAAATCTATAACCAAAACATCAGAATCAGGTTTGCGATTAGTGCTTTGGCTACTAATGTAATCAACAGTCAATCCATGTTGCTCTAGTCGCTTTTTAGTAGCTGATGTTAAAGATTGAAAGGCGTGTACTTTTTTCTTTTTTAATGATTTTAAAAAGCTATCAACGTTGACTTTTGGTACAGTCTTTCTCTTTTTGAGGCTAATTGTTTTCGGCGAATAAGCTACAAAACTATTGTTAGGATCAGCAAGAACTTTTTCCCACATGTCTCGGTCGCTTTGTCCAGATAGGTATGTTTCAATTTCTTGTTCTTTGATTCCCTTTTGTTCGTTGGTTGGATTTACCACTGATACGTTGTCAAAAATAACAAACGGCTTATTGCAAACGCTATGAATGATATAATCTACGCCAAAACCAACCATTTGATCAGCATAAGGAGTGTAAGCATCCAAAAATGTTTTCATTTCTTGTTGATTAAAAATCACGCCAGTCATTTCAACAAAATCGACGCTTCGGTATTCACTATTTTGTTGAGTCTTCATGATAGACCACGACATACTTCCATCTGGAGAGTGTGATGGTGATCCTACACCATAGCCTAAAGCGTCCATCTTCTCAACCATTTGCATAATATCTGCGCCTGTAAGATTAAGATCATCGTCCAGTAGGACATAGTAATCAAATAAAGGCAATGCCCCGAACAATTTTGAAAACAAATTAAACTTCGTGCCTTTTATGTGGCTGAAATAGTCGCAGGATGATGCTATGCGCTCTTTTCGCTCTGTATCGTTGCCATAATAATTGAAGGCGTAGTGAATATTGTTGTGTTTCCACATTGGGAAAAATGTGCAAATGTCTCCAATAGAAGAATATACTAATATATTTTTAATCATATTTTATTATAAAATTTAAGTCGCTCTATTCACGACAGTCAACCAGACAATTTTCCTACATTTACTTGCCACGAATTTTTAAGCTAGCCTTCGTCAGCTCATAGTACGCTTATCTGATGTTAGCGCTAGTTCTTTTATGGTTTCCCACACTCCAACCACTGATCAGGTCGCTCATACTTACTTTGCTTTTTAACCAGCGTGATGTGACCGATAGCTAATCGGTGAGCCAAGGTTGGTTCAATGAAGCTGGCAGGCTTCCCCTTTTACTTCAAGTATTCGCTTTTCGTATGCCCTCATTGCAGAGGCTGGAGTGTAGGGACATACTAAGCGGCATGTCAGCGCCAGAAGATTATTACGCTTCTTCTGCTAGCGTGTCAAGACTTTTTTCATATCCATTGTCAGATAGTAAATTTCTTGCGCACGATAGCACCATATCAGGATCGCAACGTCCATCTACTTTCCAATCGCCAAACTCAATAGCCTTTTCAACTCCGTCAACTAATAATTCGAGAGTTGCCAAAGCTAAAAGACATTTACTTTCGAGCTTTTGCGCATGATCTGTCATACGCAATGCTTTAGTGTCCCAATTACCTTCCATGGCAGCTACTTCTGCGACTGTTAATTTCATATGATTAGAGTCGCAAAGTGTCAATAATGTAGCTGATTGTGCTATTGTTTCGTTGCATCAATTCTTTACAATCCCAAATATACTCTTCTATTTCAGAAAGAGCAGGACGTTCTTGATCTACTTTTAAGTTTTCTGGTATAGAAAGACGAATTGGATTAGTTTTGTCGGCTAGCATAGCTCCAAGTTCTCGATTTACTAGGATAGCTTCGCGCAGTTCATGAAGTATATCTCTAATACCGCTATGATAAGATGATGATGGGGGTTCGATGTATTTATTGTTCATTTTTTTTATTTATTTTTTAATTGTTGTTCTAATTCTTGTTTTTCGGCAATTAGTCTTACTATCTCCGAAAGTTTTTCACAAGAGATTCTTTCCCACTCTTCGCATTCTTTAGTTCGTTTGAGATTTTGTTCTCTAAGTGATTTTACTTCTTCGTAAAGTTTGTCGTATTGATCATTCTGCAATTTGCCTATTTCGCGGCGAAACAAAAGATCTTTTGTTGTGAGTGCGAGCTTTACTTCCAAATCGTAACATAATTCAATAGCTTCGCCAAAGGCTGGATTTCCATCGTATTTATGTTTTTCTCTGAGAGCTTCTGTTTTGGGCGCAGGGATTGTGATCATTTTTATTGTTTAAAAATTAACTGTTGCGCATAACAAGAAGAGCGGCGATTAAATCGTCAATCTCTTTATTAGAACACGCAAAAGTGCCAACTTTTCCATTAAACATAACACTACGATCATCGAATAATGTGATCTTGATGCCGCCGAAACGAACTACAGTCTCTTTTGTAATGATTGGCTCAAATCTTTCAGGATCGTAATAGTATGGAAGGATTTGGGAATCTCCAATATTTTGAAGTTGAAAGTTTCCACGCTCATTAATATCGAGGATAAGATACGTTTCGTCAATTACGAGTTCTTTTGCGTAGCTGTTGTCTGTGCATGTGATTTTGTCTCCGATTTTCATTGTTGTTCTTTTTCTTTGATTAAATTATCAGCGTAACGGTTCAGAGCATCATCTATAAAGTGTTTCACTTTGTCTCTGAAAATGTCGTCCTCAAGATTATTACCGTAGTAATCTCCGACTGTCAAGTAATTTTTTTGAGGATTAATCAACATTAATGATGTCTTCTCTGTATTCCATTCGGGGCGCAGATTATCAATTAAAAGGTTATTTTTATTCGCCAATGGATGATCTGTTACAAGAGTGCTGCTGCCATATAAGCTTGGTATATTGATGCAGTAACGCTCAGTTGTTTCGCACCCAATGATATGATCGTCGGGGAAGTTC